ATTTATTTCGTTTGTATCTTCGATTACCATATCACCGAATAATTTAGATTTTAATTTACTAGCGTCAATAAGTCCATTCACTCTTGATTGTTTTTGGGCGTTAACATCTTTTTCATATTCAACAGGTGAAACTGATCCAGTATTATCACCCATATCTATTTGAATGCAGCTATTATCAAATCTAATATTTTCAAATATTTGACCAGATGAACCAAACCTAGATTTAAGTATACCTATTGTAGCTGTATTATTATTTCTTTGTGCTAGTGTTTTAGCTACAGAAACAATAAAGTGAGCTGTTTGCGCTTTTTTAATTGACCCACCCATTTGATGTGCTTCAACAACATCAGATTTTATTGAATCACGATTACCTTGAATTGCTGTCCAACCAGCTACGTCTAATTCAGCCACCATAGCTTCAAATTGTCTCATAACATAACCTTCACCAACATTATTATCATCAAAATGTTTTGATGGTGTCACACAATCAATATAATCTAATAAAACAATATCTGGAATAAACCCCTCACCAATTATTTTCTTAATGTATTTTTTAATCATTGGTATTGTAGTCCCATCTGAAGAAAATCTTTTTAATCTTAGTTTACCACCAGATGCGGTTTTCTCTTTACATATTTCAATTATTTCATCTTTATGTTCAGATAATGAATTCAACTGATATCCAGACCAACAAGATAAATGTTTTCGTTGTATTATTTTAGGCATATCCTCAAAAAATATCTGTAAAACATTTTTACCATCATTCATAGCCGTATTAGCTATTTTAGTGATGAATGTAGTGTTATGAGTAACAATAAAATCATCAGTAACGAATAAATGCTCTTCATTATCAACCATTATACAAGTGGCTGCTTCATCATGTGAATACTCAATTGATTTTATGAATTTACTATCAATGTATTTAGTTCTGTTAATAACAAGATCATTTTTTCTAGTTAACTTGAAAGGAATAATATTATATTTTTCTGGAAAAGATATAGTTAATTTATAAACTTCTTTTCTATTTTTTTTAACACCTTTGTAAGTATATGTAGGTATTTTACTAGTTAATCTACAAACACCACCTAACGATAATACTAACCATCTAACATCCTCAATTAATTGTTTTGAAACGCTAACATATTCAATACCACCATTTTTTCTAACGTTACCATATGTATCTAATAACCCCCTAAGTAATTCTAATCTATTATCAATTGAATTATGAAGGTAGTCTATAGGTATAAATTTAGTATCAGATTTTTTATCATATAAGTCTAATGACTTTAAGTTATCATTTATACCATAAATACAAACATCAAATAAACACGTATTAACTAAAACATCTACGTTATCAATATCTCGACATCTTTCTTTAACTGAAATATTATTTGAAGTTAATTCACTGATGTTATTAATAATTTCAATATCTTTAGTTGAAAACCTAGAGTTTTTCATACAACCATAACCTAACATAACACCTAACACATATGGATTTAACGATAAATCTTTTTCATTAAACTCAATTGGTTCAACCATAGGTATCTTAAAATTTAACGATTTTTTAGGACCAAATGTAAGTTTATTAACCAATTCAGATGTTTTAACAACCTTAAATGAATTATCTGGTTGTAATTTAACACGTTTACCACCTTTCATAGATGAACGGTTGCGTTGATCTATGGAATTAACCGACCATAAATGCTCCTCATCACAATATGTATATGTATCATCACTAAAACTAATTTTAAATATTGGTCTAACACCTTGTGGGTATACACCAATAACATTCGTTACACTACCATTTCTACCAAAAACTTCATCACCAACTAAAATGTCACCCATTAATTTATAACCATCTGGTGTGTAAATTTTATTAGTGTTAGGTAGAGCTTTACCAACACCTAGTGGAGCTAAAATAACAGCCAATTCACCCTTAGCTAAACCACCATTCATTATAACGTCTAAACCATTTATACCAGTACGTATAGGACACCTAAAGTCATCATCCAAAACATGTTCTACATCATCGAAAATATCCATACCATCGTCTTTATTTGACCCATGATTTAAAGCTTTTCTTAATATACCCTCACATACATCAAAATTTTCTAAGTCGCCCTTACTAACAATTTTATTAATTTCAATTATCGCTTTATTTATTTCTTGTTGTTTACAAAATTTCATAGCTTGATTTTGAGTATATTCAGAATCAGTTACCGAAATTTCATGTATCTTATCTAACTGAGTCAATAAATATCTTCTAAGTATTGAATCACTTGTATCAGATAATAATCTAATTGATAAACTACCTTTATCTGGTATTAAATCACTTTGATTTTTACTATCTTTTATAGCGGCAACGATTATCCTAAGTTTATCATCACCAAAATAACTTGGCTCTAAAATATCAATTATATCGTTACCAAATTTTCTATCTGTTATTATTTGTTTAATTAATTTTAGTTGATATTCATAACCTAAATACCCTAAAGTTCCCTTATCAATTTTTCCCATTATATTATTTTCAAGTAAAACACCATTATTATAATAAATATCATAATATATACAATTCTCCCCAATTTTTAATTAAAAATTGGGGAGAATTTTACCTAACAATTGATGGAGTACCAAACACATGTTCAGCATCTGAATAACTTTTCTGACTCAAAAAATATTTGATATCGCTCATAATTGTAGGTAGAATTTCCTTAATATTAACCATATACCTAACTTTAGTTGGAAAAACATTACCAGAAAACTCACCCTTAGCTATGATAAAATTATCCATTTTTATCTCAACTTGAAAGTAATCATCTCTAGTCGCACCATCTCTATTTTCACCATAATGCTCAAACATACCCCACAAATATTCTTGTGTTTTTTTCTTTAAATACTTAGGGATTAAACCCATATCACCATACTGACCATTATTCATTCCACAGATAGTATCCATCATTTCCTTAATAGTATCCATTGATCTTAACGAGTCTTCATTGAAGTTCCGTATATCAAAACTACGACTAACGATAGGTTTATCGTTATTATTAATTTTTAAGATAAACTCAAATCTTAAATCTTCGTTATTACCAGCGTAAAATTGTTTTTTATCACTCATTTTATTTATTTATTTATTTATTTATTTATTTTTAAATATTATTATAATTATTTTCTTCTCTAACTATTAATTTTTTAAATGGAGTTAAATATTCTTGTAATCTGAACTCCCCAATTATTTCATTTATACCATCTTCTTTTAGATAACTAGAAACACGTCCAATTACTCTATCGGTACCAACTAAGGTACCATTAATCAAAAATTTTAAATCAGAAATCGCTTCTTCTGTCATTAATGGATTTGTTAGATCTACAAGTATTTTATTTATTGAATAAATTTCAGTTCCTTGTAAACCTATCGTTACACGATTTACTATGTTATCTAACACCTTAAGTGGTTTTAACTTTTCTAGTACCCTAAACTCGATTAATTGTTTTGCGTGATCTAATATCTCTTCTATTGTTACTGATCGTTCTTTTAATTCTGGGAAAAGTGTGACTAAAGTTTTTAAACCTAAACCCTTTATACCCTTTATACTGTCAGCTGTATCACCTACTAATATTTTAATTAAAGCTGAATTGCTTTGATTATAACAAAAATACGAAGAAAAGTTCGTCAAATCAACAAAATCCTTTAAATGTAGAAAATAAATTCTTATATCGTTGGATATCAGTTGTGAAAAATCAGTGTCATTTGTGATTATTGTTATTTTTTCGTTTTTTGCTTTATATTTACAATAATACGCTATAAAATCATCGCCCTCAACAACCTCATTTTTTAGTTGTCGAACATAAAATTCACTTAAATATTCCCAAACTCTTATTCGTTGATTTAATTCAGATTGATCAATTGGTTGAGTACCATTAATGAAATCTTTACCTCTACCTATTTTATAATCTTTATAGATATCATACCTAAGTTTTCCACTAAAATTACCATCCCAAAAGACATATACTCTATGGTATAAGTCTTTTTCTAATATCATCCTTAAGACAGTTATAAACTGAAGTATACCACCAACATGTTGGTTATTTGAATTATACACACTTTTTGCACCGAAAAAACTTGTTTTAAAAAGAGCATTACCGTCTACTAAAAGTGTATATTTTGTTTTTTCAATAATTTCACCATTACGTGGTGGTCTTTTGTTCATCTTGGAACATTTTAAAAGTTAATACTAATCTTTTTCGTATGCATCAACATCTAATGCAACTTCTTTAACTTCAAAATCGTTAAAAGATGTCCCTAATTTTTCATTAATGAAATCTTTATTCGCTTTTACATAATCGTTTTTTTCACTTGGGTTGACAAATCCATGTGGTGTTGAACATATTGAACCCATTTGTTCAATACCATTAACGTGATTTTTAACACATTTAATATCAGTCATAACACCAAACTGATAACTTCTACCAGCATTAACAGCATCTAATTTTTTAGCAGATGAAGTGGTCATACCACCCATGTGAAAAATAAGCCTTACACCATATTTAAACCCTTCACCACCATTATGCATTACGGTTGGTTGACCTACAGCATTTGGTCTTAACCAAATTTTCTGAACAGCTACGAACGTATTAATAAATGGTGAATCTTCACGTCTAGATGCTGGTATTCTAAAATTAAGTATTGATTCGAATGCTCTTTTTAAAGCACCAGCAGTCCATTGATTATTATTAGTATTAGATACAGCACCTTCATAACATCCAATTGATCCAATCGAATCCCATAAAAAAGTTATATTACGACTTAACTCACCTTTCATTTGTTTATCCATCAACTCATTCATTGCTCTTGCAATATCTTCAACAACTGGAATATATCGCTGAGGTGATGTGGTCATTTTACCAGATTTATAATCAAAATTTTGGTACATATTAACTAAATCCATACCACCTAAATAAAGAAAATCATCACCCTCATAATCTAAAACCTCACCCGTTAATTCATCAATAATTTCATCATAATTAAAACCAACTAATTTAGCGTGTTCCCAATTAAAACTACCTTCAGTATCAAAAATAACTATATAATCACCTAATTTTTGAGCACCAGATAATGTTTCATAAATACTAGTAGATTTACCAACATCCGAAAAACCTCTAAATTGAGAAGTATAACCACGTGGTACGCCTGGTAATCCAACAGCATCATGAAATGCTTTTTTAAACGGAATCCACGTTAATTCTTTCTCTTTAACTACTTGACCACCTAAACCTAATGAGGCTTTCATAGATTTATTATCAAATGTTTTCTTTTCAATTGGTTTTTTTACTGGTTTAGACATTAAATTTTATTTAAAAGTATTTATTATTTTTTTTTGGATAATAAAGAGCAATTTCTCACTCCTTATTATTTTGTAGATTACTTTAATTAAAAAGGTAAATCATCTTCAATTTTAGAAGCATTAGCTTTATCAGCTTTAGGTTTATCGGTTGAGGTTTTACCTTCAACTACATTACCTTTAACTGACTCAAGACCCATTGTTATCTCAGATGTTTTTTCATCGTGTGATTCACCACTAATTTCTTCTTTCGCAACAAATGAATTTGTAACAGTATCCCAAACTGGTGTTAAACCTTTTACGATTAATAATAGATAATCGTATGATTTCAAAGAATAAACATCTTCCCATGTTCTATTATCATCTAACCATGTGTTAACTAAGTCAGCATCGTCAGATAACGGTGTTGGATCCATAGAAACAATAGATGAAACAACTGGAATGTTATTTTGGTTTCTATTGATTGAAATTGAAAGATCACGACCGTTAGTTGCATTAGTGATATCTTTTTTAATAGCAAATAAAACACCAGCTATTTTGTCGAAAATACCCTCTTTACGATAATCATGGTTAAATCTCCAAAACTTAACACCTTCATCTTCGTTGTTTCTTTCAATAAGCTTAACGATGTACATTTTTTTAGCGTTATATTTTTTAGCTAATTCTTTATCGTCAGCTTCACCAGTGGATAACAATACTTCACGTGTTTCACAAAAAGGACAAGGTTCGTTTTTCTCATGTTTTAAACATGCGAAAGTTTTCCATTCCATTTTACCAGTTATTTGATTTTTAACCTCAATCTTGTGACCATAAAACTCTGTGAATGGCGTTGAACCATCTGATGTTGGAAGGATCCTAACAACTTTGGCTGCAGAGTTAACTCCCACCTCAATAAAGGTGTTAAAATAACTTTTTTTAGAATAACTTTTTGTTGCTGATTTCTCAAATTTAGGTTTGTTGTTGTTCTCGTATTGTGCTAACATAGCCTCTAACGAATTCATTTCTTTACTCATTTTACTTACTTATTTATTTACTTATTTATTTACTACTTACTTATTTATTTACTTATTTATTTACTTATTTATTTACTACTTACTTATTTAAATATACTAAAAAAAAATAAAAAGTCAAGTGATTTTATTTTTTGTTTTAATATAAAATTAGTTAATATGTTATTTTAACAAATATACTATTAACTTAACATATATACAACAAACTAAATAAAAAATAATTAATTAAAACGAAAAAAAGCACTATAAGTAGTGCTTTTTTTTTTTTATTTAATAAATTAATGGATTAAATATCCTCTTCTTCATAATCATCAACACTAGCACCAAAACTTCTACTAATATCAGTCTCACTATAATCATCATCAACATCTTTTTTAGTTAAAGTGTATTCATCAGTGTCTTTTTCATTATCTGTACCCATTACATCATACGCACCTTCTTTATCTGACCAATAGTCAGTTAATTTTTGTGAATACGGATAAGAACTTAATGAACGCATCTCTAATTTTTCAACTGGTGTTGGGTTTCGTTTAATTATTTCTTGTTCAAGACCTTCAATTTTAGCTGTAACAGCGTCCATTCCATCAAGTTTAGTCTCTAAATCAGCTAGTTTTTTTAAAAGTAATTCAGAGTTATGACTAGCAATATCAGCAGCTTGTTTAGCTTCTTCAGAACCCTTAACTAATGATGTAACGTCTACTTCAACTTCATCTGGGTTTGATTCTGGTTCTAATGGTGGTACTTCTGGTTCTAATGGTGGTGTTGCTGGCATTTCTGTTGGTACTTCTGGGTTTTCTGGTATTTCGTCAGTTGGAGGGTTCATGTTACCGTCTGGTCCATCAACGCCTAAATCAGCAGCTATTGAATCAGCATCTACTGTTTCATCTTCTTCTTCAGATATATCATTACCTAATAGTAAATCACCCTTTTCTGATCCAGCAAAAGTAAATTCTGAAATCATTTTGAATCTCTTTAATTCTTCATTAAGTAATTCTTGGTTAAATTTCTTTTTCATATTAGAATAATAATTGTCTTCCGTCTTCTGTTATTATTTTTTTATTTATTCTCTCAACAAGACTTTTATCTCCTTTAATAACACACACACCAGATGTACAGTCTAAATTAGGGTCTTGGTTTTCATTATTTAAAAAACCTTCTAATGCTTTATCTAGTTTTTTATTATCTTTATCATTTGTGTTTTGCATTAGTTTAAATATTTATAAACGTTATTTATATATAAATATAAGTAAATACTTAAAAAATTATAGTTAAAGTTAAAAATATTAGTTATTTTTAATTTCGTATTGAATAAATAAAAGGTAAGAATCTAATTTTATTATCAAGAATTTCAATAGTATTTATATATTCAGAAAGTGTATCATCATTTTCCAAAAAATGAGTACTAATAACTTTTAGTTTATTTTTAATTTTATTAACATCAACACCTATAAATTTTAATAACTTTAAATCAATACCAAATATTAAATTATCACCATACAAATATATCATATCACGATAAATATAGGTAGTTTTATTTTTGATTTCGTATATTTTTGATATTATTTTTTTTATTGATTTTAACTTAAAATTAATAAAATCAACAAAGATATAATTTAGTTCTTTAAATAAATCAGAATATATTTTATTAATAAAGATATCTAAACCAATTTCATATTGATCACGATTTTCAGATCGTTTAAAAATCCAATAAATATTATCTACAACATTAATATTAGTTATATCAAACTCTGGGTAATATTCATCAACTATATTATAACCAACCAATAATGTGGGTAAACTGTTAATTATATCATCAAAGTTTTTAACCACATTAAATTCTTGTGATACATTTATTTTACTATCCGAAACAATATTTGCGATAAACATATTACAAATTTACGTATAATTTTTTAAATTACCAAAATAAAGGCCCATCTTTAGTGTTAAATTTATCCATGAAATCAATACCATATCCAATTCTATCGGCTTTTATCTTTGAAAATGAATCGAAATCACCACTACATCCACCACAAACCTCAACAATATTTGCAAATAAATAAGTTGTTTGACTAACATCTTTAGAAACATTTAAATTATTTGATCTAATTATATAATTAGAAAATCTACTCCATTCTAATAATGTATCCATTTGAATAATTAATGCTTCATCATTAGTTTTATTATTACCAAGTAATTCTTGTTTTACCGTTGATTGCGTCCACTGAATCAATCCAAACCCAGTTCCTTCACCTTTCTCATTTATTAATGGATTAAAAGTACTCTCAGATTGTATATTAGCCATAACCCCAGCAACTTGCGCTTTAGTTAACTTAGCATTATTACCATATGTAAAATCTCTAAGTCGTTTATATACTTTTACTTGATTTGCAGCTAATTCCTCATTAGATAATTTTGTCGATATAGCTTCTGTACCATCAGCACGTTTAACCTTAGTATAACTACAGCTAGTGTATGTCGCAATAGTACCATCTAATTTCTTAGGGTTTTTAACCACATCTTTTATCTGATTAATAGTTTTCATTTTATAACCATATGTTGTTGGATTGTCACCCATACAATGAGATGCAGCTGTACCGTGATATTCAAAATGCCAGTGTTCTTGAGTTCCAGTACCATCTCTTAACTCAAATGGTAATACCCAACCATACTCATATGAATGGTCTAATAACCAACCTAAAGCTTCGTTATATTTAACATCAAAATATTCTTTTCTACCAGCTTTATTTGGTATTGAAATCGCAACTTCATCTAAACTACCTTTAGTATACATTTGGAGATCAACAGCGATCCCCCAACCGTGGTTTGAGGTACCAGGAAATGCTGCTGGTGGTTGATCTATTCCATTTTTATATTTATCCCATAGTTGTTGTTGTTTAGCTATGTCTCGATATAAACTTGTTATCCCACCATAATAACCATTAATACCAGTAAATCCAGAATTTTTCATCCATTGAACCCAGTCTTTTAACATTAATTCTAATGGTTCAACAGCTTCAGCTAATAATTTACCGTCATTACCTTTAGAACCAAGTTTACCATTTGTAATACCACTGATTTTACCTACCGATTTTAAAATTATATTATTACCCTCAATATTCGCATTATCACCACCATTATCCATAATTGTTAGAATTATTGGTGCTGCATTAAAACTACCACTAAGACCACGACCATTAGGTGAATTTCCAGCTAAAGATAAATCTAAACTATCAACCATGGCCATATAGAAATCAGATGAAGTTAATAATGGTGTGTTTGGGAATCTAATTCTAACCCCAGTAAAATGTGTCGACATATTATTTGGTGTTATTGAATGTCTTACTCTAGTTATTAAATAAGCACCATGAAACATAGGTATATTATCTAATTGAAAATACATCATAGGTTGAATCATAGCGTTACCCATCATTTCAACTTCAGCTTGATAACTACGAACTGAGTAAACATTATATAAATTTTGACCACCTAATGTAATATTTGTTTCGGCACCCTTGTTTGATATTTCATCAACTATTAATAGTGATTCAGCTGTTTCGGTAAATTCTGATTGATCTAATACTATATCTTTAAATATATTTTGATTTTGTTGTCCATATTTAACTGCAAATGTTGCAATTGAATTTTCATATTTTTCTACAGGAGTTGAAAAATCTAACGGAATACCAGTTAAATTTCCATTATCGTCACACCTAAAATCAAAACTATCATTATTATAATCACCACCACCAATATCTAAATGTTTTGATGTCTGTCCAATATATGTACAAACAAATGATGGACCGCATGTTGATTCATTTATAGTGTCTTCATGAGATGCCATAGGTGTAAACATATCCTCAACCTCTTTTGGGTTATTAAAATTAATATATGATGGCAAAGAAATAAATGTGAAATTATTGGATGCTAATAAGCCACCAATTGCATCATAAAAACTACTATTACTGTTATTAATTAAATACTCATTTATTGGTGTTGGATTAATATATAATTTATCACCTATATCTTGAAATGATCGACTGACAAATCTAAAACTATCAATTAATCTAGGTTTAGCTGTCTCGCCATTATATTTAATCGCTAATTCTTTATCTAAATTATTTCTTGAACCACATTGAAAGATTAAATCGTCAGATGTTGTTGCACCTCCAAGCCATTTATCATATATGTTTTTACAAGTATTATACATAGTTAATTTAATCAAATCCTCGTTAGTTGTACCAAAAAGAGTTAACTCCCTATTTTTTTTAACTTCACTTATTGATCCCATACTATTTTGTGTTAGTGTATTAATAAGACTTTCAAAATAAATTTTAAATCGATCAACACTAACAACTATTGAATCATGTAAAGGTAACGGTTCAACAATTGTTCTCCAAACTTTATAATTATTATTAGCTATAACTACTTCTTGTTTTAATGCATTCATTATAGTATTAGCACCACCATCTAATAATGTGTCATCTAATAATAATTCTAAATTATATTTTTTAGATGACATATTATCATTTGGTATTATTTTTAAATAATTATCAGCATTAATTATACCAGTTAATTGGTCAGCCTCAAATGATTTAACTCCGTTTTTATTTTCAGTTACTGTTATGTTTTCCATTAATATAGAATACTCGTTTGACGAACGATCCCAAATTTCTAACTTAGGTTTTAAACTTTTCCACCCGATATTTTCATCACCATTAACAAAATTATAAAACTCTTTTTTAAATTCACGTTTTATTTGTTGTGGTAACGATAATAAGGTAAAACTATATTGTTTATGTACACGATCACTAGCAAAACCTAGTTGTATTATAGTTTTAAAATGATCACGTCTAGTAATAACATTGTCTTCATCATCTAGTTTTGTTTTAAAATAATCCCAATTTATTGGGTCTATGATACCAGATCCACCTTTTCCTTCTGAATCTAGTGGTACTTCACTTTTTTCAGCTCTCCACAACAAACCACCAATATAAGCACACCATAATCTAGGTGCGTGTATAAAACCAGATGAATGCTTAAATAAATTAATTATTTCATTAACTTCAACATCATAACCATTAAATGGTAATGTGTTAAGAAATAATAACGCTTTAGCTTCATTAACATACTTACTCTTATCTTGATCGTAATACCAAACACTACCGAATAAACTAAAATAAGTAAAAATTTTATATGTTTGTTCAACAAATGGATATGACACTTTTTTACTATCACCATTTGTTGATTCATGTAAATTAATTCTATTGTTACCATAGTAACGATTAACATAGTAATCGTTATTAATATATGTGTGTATCCCACCGACTGGTCCAGAAATTATCGTCCCCGATTTTTTATAATCACCATCAGTATCACGATCTTTTTTTGTTATGTTAGCTATTTCAGAAGTACTTAAAATAACAGATGAATGCGAGTTTTCGTAACCATGATCTTCAGCGTAAAAAACATACATAAATGGTAAACCAATAAGTTCTTTTTTACCATAATCCATATGGTTGTATTCTTGAATACCATATGTCCCACCAAAAATAT